TACGTTGTCTAGAAAGAGAAATACAGACATCTGTTATCATAATCTTATCATATGAACCAGCTGCTTTATCTCCCTCTACAATATTATCTTTAGCACCAGCTCTATTTACCTGAGAAACACTCCAAACGGGTATATCTAGTTCCCGAGCTAATCCTTTTGTACTAGTATAAATATCATCAATTTCTCCTTTTCTATCAACTGTTTTTCTTTTAGATGAAAGAAGATCTACATAATCAATAATAATTAAATCAGGTTCAATTCCTGTATCTTTTACTTTTTGGATGTGTGATTCTATAGTGGACATTGTTGCCTTTCCTGTTGGAAATTCCTTAATAATTAAATTACCTTTTAAATCAGCCATCATTAATTCTATTTTACTTTGATGTTTTTGGATTTTATCTACACTAATTTTAGAAAAATAAGCATCATATCTTCTTCCTACATATTGTTCACCTAACTCTAAAGTATAATGTATAACATTATATCCTTTTTTAACAGCATGTCCTCCTAAAGCAACTAACGACCAAGATTTACCACCTCCTGGATTACCAAATATAAGACCAAAATCTCCATTTCCGAGGCCTCCTTGAAGTAATTGATTAATTTTATCCCAAGGGGTTTTAATTGTAACTCTACTATCTTCTCTATATCTTGATTCAACATCTTTAGTATATTCATGTCCTATATTTTTATCTTGTCCTGCCTTAATAGCATTATTAATTAAATGTCTTATGGATTCATAATCACCTCCTTTTAATAAATCAACACTTTGTAATAATGCTCCTTTTAATTGTTGATTTTTACAAAATGAAGAAAATTCTTCTTGTACATATTTTAAATCATCATTAGAAGTATTATACGCCTCTTTAAGTTGTTCTTTTATAGATATTTGTAAAACTTCATTACCGCATTTTTGTAGCTCTACAGCTAATATTTCCATTGAAGGTGTAGTATGATATTTATCATAATACTTTAATATTTCTTTAATAATCCATTTATGAGCTTGATTATCAAAGTAATCTTCAACTAGCATATCATTAATGTTTACTAAAAATTCTTTATGTGTTAATAAAGAAGATATTACTTTAATCTGGAAGCTAGTTCCATATGAATTTAAATTTGTTAATGTCATATAACTATTTTTTTACAACTAAATTTTCAAAACAATCTTTAACCCAAAACTCAACATTTCTAATTAAACCACCTATTTGATCTTCATTATACATTGCTACGAATTGATCGGGATAATACGAAAGATCATTTGATTTTACAACCTCATCTAACCATTCCTTATCTTCCTTACTTAACATAGGATTACTTAAATCCATTATTTTGTAATTTTTTTCTAAATCACTTTGTCCGTGAATTATTCTTGCATATACAGCATGATCCGATATTTTATTTTCACAAATATCTAATATATCATCCCAATTCATGTCTTTTTCTATTAATTCAGGGAATTTTTTTAATAATCCTTTTTCACCTAATCCTTTAACACCTTTAATTTTATCAGAATTATCACCCAATAATGTTTTATGTAAAATAAAATTATGAGGAGACATCTTATATTTATCTATTACTGTTTTAGGTGTGTAATATTCTTTTTCCATAGGACGATACACAATAACATTTTCACTAACTAATTGTAAAAAATCTTTATCTGATGATATAATAAAAGATTTATCTTTAGGGTGGTTAATAACAGATTTACTTAAATATGCTATAATATCATCAGCTTCAACTTTATCAATACTTACAGTTTTAACAGGTAATGTTTTTAAATATTGTATTATTCTAACCATTTGATCTACCTTTGCATCATCTTCATCATCCTTATCATCAAAGGCATCCCAGTTAGTAATACGTTGCAAATCTCTACCTGATTTGTATTCAGGCATTATATTTTTTCTGTTATTAGCTGATCCCGCCCCATCAAATACTACATAAACTTGTGTAGGATTGATTTGACGGATCATAGCTCCTAAAGAACGAAAAAATCCACCCAATCCCCCAATATGAATTCCTAGGGGGTTTACCATATTTAATACAGCAAAATTTCTAAAGAATAGATTTAAACCATCTATAAATAATATTCTCTCGTGAGTCTCAGTTTGTGGGCCTTGCTCCTGGATTTTGTCCAGAAGCTTAAATAATTCTTTCTGTTTCATGTATTGTTTTTATGCCCGGAATATACGAAAGATATTCCGGGTATCAAAATTTATTGTGGTTCTTCTCCAAAAGATGTTATATCAGTGTATGCTTGATCTTCTTCAACTACTCTAAAATCACCTCCACCTAATATAGCAGCCCAATCATCTTTTCTTGCGTCTTTATAACCTTTTAATTCTCTATCATTATCATTAATAAACCCATGAGGAGTCATTACAATTTTACCTCTAGTAGTAACACCATTAATATGATTTTTATCAATTTGAATATTTACTCGTTTAGCAAATTCAACTTGTTTACCATCTTTAATAGCTTTAATTTTAGAAGTACCAGCTGACATTACATTACCAAATGTAACTACAAATGTAGAATCAAACCACATTGCATATCCTCCTTTATTCATTAATTTAGGTTGACCCATTGGAGATTCTGCTTTTAACGTCCAAACTTTATTAATACATACAAGTGTATTAGTATATGGAGATGATTCCTTACGTGACAATGTAATACGTTGATTTACACTATTACCAAATTGAGTTGACATAGCACCTGCATTCCATTCATTGTTATTCTTATTTGATTTAATTGACATTTCACAAGGTACTGAACCAATTGAATCCCATAAAAATAATAAATCAAAAGGTAAATTACCTTTCTTTTGTTCATCCATTAAATCTAAAATAAATCCAGCTACATCTTCAATGGAATTAATAGTTTCTCTATCTACATAAATAAAATTGCCATCATAATTAGTAATTTCACCTGTTTTTTTATCAACAACTTCATTAACTTCCATACCCATCATTTTAGCATGATCCCAAGACCATTTCATCTCTGTAATAATAAATACAGGCATTATACCTCGTTTTTGAGCTGCAACAGCAGCTTCTAAAAGTGCTGTAGTTTTGCCTGTATCTGAGTGTCCTCTAAGTAATACAATGTGACCCATAGGAATACCTGGAATAGAAGTAACATCTTGAAATGCTGATGATAATGGAATCCATTCTTGATCCTTAAATTTAACATTCTGTTTTAAACCTTTTTTGTCTTTAAAGGCATTTAAATCAAATTTAGATCTAAGTTCTTTGGAGGCAGCCTCCGTAAGTGATTTTCTTTTCGTCATATTTAAAAAGGTAAATCGTCAGATTTTTCATCTTTAGAATCAAATAATGAATCAAATTTATCTGCTTTTGATGTAGTATCTTTACCTTCAAGTGAATAATTATTAGACTTATCACCATCAAAAGCTACTGCAGGTTCTGAACTAATTGCACCTTCTTCCCCTTCTGGTTGTAAAAATGATTGTAAATTAGCTTTTACTTCATCAAAAGTAAGCCTTTTAAATACATTTTTAGGATCTGGTTGGTCATCTAATACCTTAGAAACTAAAGAGGGGTCTGTACTAATTGGAGATGTGCTCATTGATGGAGAAATTGTTGTTTTATTATAAGGTGTTCCTGTTACTTCAGGTCCTACTGTAGTTAATTTAATATCTCTACCTGCTGATGGTTCAGTGTAATCACCAACTTCTGCGTCAGCTGCTAAATTTAAAAACGCTTGGTAAACTTCTTTACCAAATTGCCATAATTTTACACCTTCAGTTTCTTCACCTCTTACAACTACAGGAGCAAAAATACGAGTTTTAGCGTCTAATTTTTTAGCTAAATACCAATTATCTTTATCCCCACTTTCACGTAATTGTTTTGCAAATTCTTGGATTGGGTCTTTTTCACCCCAATTCATTGGAGATGCCATTACTCTTTGGCCTATGCCATAGTAAAACATCATTTCTGTAAATGGGAATGATTTATTATATTTATTAGGAACAATTCTGATTTGTTGTTTACCTATAGATGGTTTCCAAAATAATGATTTACCACCTCCTTTATTTGAGTTTGTTTGGGTTTGAAGTGACTCTAACTTCTGTTTGATTTGGTTTAAATCCATAATAACTTTTTTATTTTTTAATAACTGTGATTAATATACAAACTATTCCTAAAATAACCAAACTATAGTTCAATTATCTTATGAATTTTTGTTTTCAATTGCTTTAACTCATCATGTTGAGTTAAAAGTACTGAATTTTTGTAATGCTCCCAAGTAATAGGGAATTTAGTATCAACTACACCTCCATTTAATTTTTTAATTAATTCATTTAAAGCATTAATGGTATAAAGTGTATTTGTTTCTTTTTTTCTATGTACTAAGATTGTATTTTCAGGTAAGTCCGATATATTACCTTGATCAATATTATAAGTACATACATACTCTTCATTTGACTTAATATACAAAACAAATATTTTATTATACATAATATTATATTTATCTGTAATGGTACTTAGAAGATTATCTAAATTTTCTAAAGTAGTAAAAGTACAAAATAACTTATTGTTCAAATCTCCTAAATTTTGGTTAGTAATGTCTGAAAAATCATCCATTGTATACATATTAGAAGTTTTATTTAAAATTGTAGTTGTCTCCATAGCACGTTTTTATTTGTAATTTATGTTTGCTAAATAAATTTTTTATTTCACCTAAAACCTTTTCTTCTTCTTTACTAACATCAAATAAAAACGAATCATAAGTGTATAAAACTAATTTAGTTTTTTTATTTTTTAATAACTTAATTATTTCCCACAATATATGAACATTCATTGCGGTTTCCAAATTTTGTAGTAAATAATTTAATAATTTTTGAGGTTTCATTTCATTTAATTTTTTCTTTTCAAATCGATGTTTTGAAATAGGACATTCAACCCACCCTTTTTCGTTAAACTCTTTCCATAATTTATCAGTATATACTTGAACTTTTTTAAAAAATTCTAAGTGCTTATATTGATCAAATACTCCCCCATATAGTTGCTTAAATGTTAATTCTTTAGCTTTTTTATACTCCACCCCATACATTTTCGCAAAGGAAGAATGAATATCCTCATTACCAAAATCAAAATCCACCAACTTAGCCAACAAAGTAGGGTGATAAGCACCAATGTCAAACTCAATAAAAGTGTCATTGCGGGGTATAAAACTTTCTCTACTATTGTTTTCTTTATTAAGTGCGGCATAATTTACTCCTTTAAATTTATTACTTGGTCTTCCTGTAAGTGTTTTAAAGTTGTATTGCGTGTAGATGTATTCTCCATCGATTGGGTGAAAGTGCGTTTCAAACTTTTCTTTGTTAACTCGTATACCACTTCTTTCAATGGAGTTGAATACCATTGAAACTTTATTATTGTAGAATTCATTAATTGGTTCATTTATTTTATCTTTAAGGTTACTATATATTTCTTCACAATATTCATAATGTTTAACTATGGGTATTATTTTATTTATGTCTTTTTTATTAGGATATTTTTTATTAAATATGTTGTGGGTTTGTAGTAGTTCTGGTATATATGGAGGATTTTGTTGGTTAATGTCAAAGAGACCTTTTAATGGTAAATAATGTAAAAATTCTTTTTTATCTCGTACATATATGCTATCAAATTTATGTAACATTGTGTTTACATCCGTTATATTTACATTTAAGGTTTCACTATGGTGGAGTGGCACAATAAAACCTTTAGTTGATACTAACGGTCTAATATATAAAGCACAAATATTATTTTGTGAGGGATGGATTAAATAACTATTTGGAATTAATTCTATAAAAACCTTTTTCCAATTAGAATTTGAAAACTGTTCAAATTGAACTTTACTTTCAACTAACCAAAACATAACTTTTTGTTTACAATATATGAAACCTTTATTTAATATCCACCTCCAGTTGAAGAACGAGTAGATCTATATTCTAAATCTTGTGTTTCTCCTGTTTCAATTACATTTGTTTGATTAAGTGAATCAACTATTTCTCCTTTATAAAACTTTTTATAAAATAACCTCATGTGTCCTGTTTCAGTATGGAAGGGACCTACCATAGGTCCTTGTGATTTATGAACATGATAAAAACCCTCATAATCATCTCCATTCATAGTTAGTAATAATCCCCCTTCAGTATATAAATTTGAAGCTTCAGGATATAAATAATATTCTAAATAATTTTCTTTTAAATATTTATTTAATCCTTTTCTTTTTATTTCTTTTTCTTTTAAAAAAATCATTCCATTATTAGCTTTAAAAACTTGTTCAATATCACCTTTTATAGTCCACGTAAGTGTAAAAGGAAGATAATGTTCCCAAGTCCAAATTGGATTTTTAGATTTTATTTCATTATATACTTCTAAAGAAGTTTCTTTAAAAATATCTTGATTTATTTTAACTACAAAATATCTTGTATAGTAATAATTTTCATAATCCTCAGAAGTTGGAAATGTATGTATTGTTGGAGGTATTGTTTTTACTAAGTTATAATCAGTTTTTTTTAATTTTCCATAAATTTTAAGATCTTGCCCCGCACCCCAAAATTGGTTGTATTCTACTGTATCAGGTTCTACTCCTTCAATATCTGGGGCTTCAATAAGATCTTTTTGATAAATTTCTTCATTAGGTGGGTTATTTGGATTTTTACCTGTATATGCTTTTCCATTAGATAATGTGTAATAAAATCCTGCATAAGAAGTATCATCCTTAACATAAAACCATTCTACTCCTGGAGTGAATTGATTTTCTTTTACCTGTGATTTAGGAATATATACCATATTTATTATTTATTAAGGTTTTGGTACTGCATTTTTTGTTTCTGGAGCTGAAAGATAATAATTATATAATATGTCTCTAACTGAAAAATCTAATTCATCTCTTCCCCCAAAATTAGAATGTTCTTGTTTAGCAATATAGGCAACATCAGTAGCTTTTGTATATGTACCATTTGGATTTTTTTGCCCTTTATTAATTCTTAATATAGTAAAATACTTATTACGTTTAAGATAACCAGCACCTTTTAATAATATTGTTTTTTTAGTAACTGAGTCTTTTACATTCCCTCCAATTATTTCTGCTTTAAACATCAAACGTGCCCCCGAAGAGGCATTAATAACTTTAGTTACTATATCTCCATGGGTAGGTCCTGTCCATACTGGTGATTGATAAGTTAAAGTATTTTTTACAAAATTAGGTTCTTCTTTTGTACCTATATTTGTAGACCTATTTGTTATTACTATATCACCTACTTCTACTGGACTAGTATTTGGGTCTATTGCAACCCAATCATATGGTGGAAACCCTCCAGGATTATTTTGAAACGTTTCTGTACCTTTTCTTACTTGTTGTGCATAATCTGCGTGTGCTGCTGAATTAGGAAAAACTGTAGCTGCTTTAATTCCTACAACATAACTAATAAATACAGCACTCCATGGAGTAGCATCAACATATACTTCAAATTCATTTTGTGGTTCATCAGTAGTAGCTGATGGTTTATCTGGTTCATCTTTCTTTTTAGGTGGATCTGATAGTAAAGATCCACTTAATGTAACTGGTTTAAAACTAGGTACAGATAATGTGTTTATTTGAGTTGACCATGTTTTAACATCAACAGTATGATTGATACCAGTTACCTTAATTTCAATATTATCCCCATCATAAGATGGAGGAAGAATATCATCTGTCATTTTAAATTTTTCATATAATTTCATTCCTGATAGTCCCTCCATTTCTAAGGTTAAATTAAAAGGTAAGAAAAATGGTGCGGGAGTAACATTATTTTTAGCTAATTCTCCTCTTACTAAATGAAGATAAGTAGTATAATTTTCTGTAAGATCATTTGAAACTTCTGTTGTAAAATTATAAAAACTTTCTCCACCACTACCCGCACTATATGGTATTCCTTCTCTAAGGTACATACTTGCTATAGGTGATATTTTATTATTATCTTTTTGATAATATAATTTTTTTGTTTTTATGTCATATATTTGTTCAACAGGGGATGCAGATCTAGAAACTTCTGGTTTTGCAAGCTGTGTGCTATCTAGTTTTTGGGGTAAAATTCTATCAATTAATCCTTCATTATAATTTGAAAATGAAGTAGAATTACCCATAAGATTATTTCCAGATGATTGAGCCCCAATAGTAATTATAGCTGCAAAATCTTCTCCTATTTCAGCATTTAACCCAACACTAGTAACAAAAGAACCTTGGTTATTTTTTACTCCAAAAATATTAATTGTTGAAAATTCATCTGGTTTGTTTTCTACTAATCCTGGTTTTGGAGATTTATCATATATTTTTATTGTACCATCATATTGATCAATAACAGGTGTAAAATCATTAATACTACCCATAGATGAATTTATTCCTGCTAATATCTTTTTTAAATACTCTATAACAGATATAGATCCATCATTATTTTTAGGTAGTTCTGAAATTGCTGATGAAGCAAATCTTAAATTTATTAACATATTACCTAATCTCCCTACAAAAGGATTATTTTCTACAAGAAAATTTTGACCCTCCATTAAAGTTGTATTTAATTCAGAATCTATAGGTAATTCATAATCATATTCTACTACATCTTTAAATCCCATTACATTATTAGGTGTTAAACACTTTTGGGGCTGAGTAGAAATATTAGGGGGAATGATTAACATAAAATTATCATCATTCTTTAAATTAGCATAATTAAAATCAAATTTTAACATTGGTGTAGATCTTCCACCTATTATAGAAAATAAGTTAGCATTATTTTCGAGGATTTTTAGTAAAGCAGCAAATTTTAGATATACACTTTTTGATTTTTTTGCTCCTCCTCCATCTAATTTCATTTCTCCAACATAAGTATTATCTAAAAGAAAGCAACCATCTTTTATTCCCTGAAAATTTTTAAACATTCCTGCAGAGAAATCAGATTCTTCAGAAAATTGTTGGGCAATATTATAAAAAATCTTATTTAGTTTAGTATCATCTTTATTTGTTAATACAGGATTACTAGAATTATTATGAGTAATAATTGCTTGATTTCTTTCATTAAATAATACTCTTTGTTCTTCTAAAAAGGCACGAATTTCCTTAATTGGGGAATTTGTATCAACATTAGTATCATAATTTCTTAAGATTCTATTCATTTGTTTCTTAAAATACTTAGGCATTTTATCAACGCTGCCCTCAGTACCATCATTGACAAAAAAAGCAATAGTTTCTCCTAAAAATTGGATTGTAAAATCTTCTAATTCAACTTCTGTTTGTTCTATAGAATTTTTTCCATCACCATCTTTTTTTGGATCAGTTACATTTAATTTTAGTGAATTTATAACATCACCTACTCCAGTTAAAGTAACTTCACAATTATAAGAACCATCTGAAGCAAAACTCCATTTAAAATTACTTATTACACCAAAGATAGCTTCATAATTACCAGAATATCTTAATCTTTCTTGTGCTATAAGTTGATACATTTGAAATTGATTGTTTCTCCCTGGAAAACTACCAGGTTTTAATAAAAAACTTAAAGGTTCAGATTTAAAACTATTAAATTCTTCTAAATTTCCTTCATTATTTAAAAATGTAGACCAACCAAATTCTAATAAAAGGGAATATCCTGGTCTTAAATATAATGCATCTATTAATGCAAATTGTGTTCTACTAAAACATTTTATGCTAATTGTTGCTTTACTAAGAACACCATCATTATAATACGTAGATTGACATTTTTCAATTCCAGGCATAGGTACGTATCCTCTTTCATTTACGCCCCCCCAACCATAAGCTCCATTAAATATTTCATTACTATAATTTAAACCTTTATTAAGTTTTACTTTTGAAGATATTATTTTTCCTTGATCATCTTCTGTTTCTTCTAAAGTAAGTGCCCCACCTTGAAGAATTAATTTTTTAGCTAAATTAGTATTTTTTATTATATCTCTACTAATACCCAAACTAGCTAATTTATTTAAAACACTATTATCACCTTCGTTTCCTGTTAAATCAACAGAACTTGCTAATCTTAACCAAGGAGTTTTAGTTGTATAATATTTTAAATTATCAGCACTAATTGGTATTTTACCTTTAAAACCTTCATTTATTCCTTGTCCTAATGCTTTTTGTCTTGTTTCTATTTGTTTTTTTACATAAGGTTCAAAAGGTCCTCCTTCAATATTACTCATAACTTTATCTATTTAATTCATTATAACTATCAATTATAGGAGAAATATCTTGTGGTATTCTAATTTGTGAACCTATAGGAATAAATAAAGAATCAAAAGGAATGATATTTGGGTTTGCAATAGCTATAATCCAATATAACGTTACATCTCCATAAAATTGAAATGCTAGATTTTCTAATCTATCACCAAATTCTGACACAGCATATATGTCACTTTCACTTAAAGGTGCTAGTGGATATTTTGAAGGGTTAGAATATGTTAATCCCCTATTTCTAAGATTATTATTTTTAGTTTTAAGTCTTCTATTTACTGAGTACCTATTCATTACTATTTTTTATTGGTTGTCTATATTTAGAGCCATACCCATTATCTCCAGCATAGTTATTTTGTCTTCCATTGCTTAAACTTATAAATGTTTCATTTCCTACTGCTCTTAATTCTCCTTCTTCATTGTATAACATTCTTTGTCGTGAAGGTAAGAAATCTTCTACTGGAGTAAACGCTAAGGTAACCTCTATTCTATGAGGTAGTTCTTTAACTGAAGGATCTGAATCACCATTAGCATCTATTGCTATTTCCCATGTAGTATCATCTGGTATAGTATAAGTTAATGAAGTTAATACACCTGGTATTTCATATAAGTAACCTCCAACTGTCATTCTAACCATATTTCCTCTCATAAATCCAGATGATGTATAATCTGGTGCTAAAGATGATGCTAAAAAGTTTAATTTAGCAAACATAGGAATTAATTCTGCTTTTGAAGTTGCCATCATAGTAAAACCCATTGCTATGTCTCTTTTAAAACCTCCATAATTTTTAAATGTATTACCTCTACCTACATATTGAGTATCATTCCAAGTAGCTCCATAACTATCAGTAAACCCATTTATATATGCTCTAAAATGTAAATAAGTAGCTTTTTTACCTTCATCAGCTCCATTATTTACTACTGCTATTCTAAATTTTACAAAATCATTTATTGGTAAAGTATGATCAGGTCCTTCAGCTTCATACATTTTTAATGCTGTTATTTTATCTAAGGCCTCCATTTCCCAAGCAGGAACACCATAATTAAAAACATTATGAGATGCATTAGGATTATCACCTGTATTATATGTTATAGCTTGTCCTGGGTCTCCTAATCCTACTCTTAATCCTTTATTTTTCTTTCGATAATCAGGAGCTAAATGTATAATTTTAGATGAAAATATTTCAGGATTATCATCAACATCTGATCTTTCAATTCCTAATCCTCCCTCAATTCCTATTACAAAATTTCCAAAACTTCTAGGATATAAATATCTTCTATTATTATCTACATAATTTCTAAATTGATCCCCTATTAATAAATTACTATGAGTTCCATTTTGACTTACTCCTGCCCCATTATATAAAGGTTTTGTAGTGTATAAATTTAAATAATTTCTTATAGCATTATATGTTGGTCTATGTTTAAATATATTAGTTTTACCAAAACCTAATATAGAACCTGGTCCCCCACTATATGAATATAATATAGGTGTATCTGTGTTGGTTTTTATTGATCCTGGGTTGTATGTATACTTTGCTACTGGATCTGCTAAATTACCTATAGTAATTTCTTCATTATTTGTTCCTGTTGATACAAAACTTTGTAAAATTGTTAACCTATTAAGAGATGTTTCTTGAGAATTTTTTACTACTGCAGAATATAAATTTAAAGCAGCATTTCCTGTTCCCCCTCCTTCTTCTACTCCATTTCTTGCATCAGATTCTGGGTTATCTATACCTCTATTCATACCAGAAGGTCCACCTAATGAACCCACAGGATTTAAACCATTTTTATTTAAGTGTATACCCGCCCATCCTAAACCAGCATCAAGTAAAGTACCTATAGGTAAATAAGCACCTTGATTCATTGCTCCTCCAAAATAACCTGCTCCAAAAGAAGCTTGAGTTTTAACACTTGCTTTTGATAATAAATTTTGTTTTAAAGTAAAAAATAAACCCCTAGGAGACTTAAGATCAACAAACATTTGAGCTAATCTACTTATATCTGTAATTGCCTTAATAGGGGCTAAAAAACCATCTCTTAGTATAAAATCAGGACCTGATAGGAGAGGCATACCTTCTCTTAATGGTCCAGTTCCTTCAGGAATATCTTTTACTATATAAGGTTGGTTACTTGAACCCCCAGCAGGTCTATCCCCACCAAACGTTAAATTTTTTAAATTTGTTTTTAAATTAATTAAACGACTGCCATCCCTAGTATTAGGTACGTTGGTTATTGACATAATTTATTTATTTATACTCCACCTATAGCTCCAGCAGGTATATTATTTTCATATCTATTTGATGGTTCCTGATGTGTTTGAGATGCTTCACCAAGTTCAGATGTTGAAGGTGTTGAATAAGCTATAGCTGATGCTCCAAAATTAGTATAAGCAGGAGGAGTACTTCCTGGAGTACCAATATTAGAATATTGATTATGAAGTAATGAATTACCTACAACACTTACATTCTCAGGAACAGATATATTTACATTTGGAGAAACAGGAACACCTAAAGTTGATCCATTTTCTTTAAATAATTTATCTAAATCTTTCATTTTTATTATTTTTTATTAATTATTAATTTATTATAAATATTACCCCATTTTGGAACTTGCAAGTGCTAAAGATTTTCCTACTTTATTTCCATCCATATACACATCACCTCCATTTTCTATTGCTGATAATATACCAGATAGTAGAGCTTCTATATTAGAATTATTACCTCCTCCTAAATTAGTTCCTCCCATTAATAAATCACCTTTATTATATTTAATTGGTCTTTGACCTGGTCTTATAATAAAATCATTTAATTCTTCAGCATTATCAATAGGAACAACTAACTTTTCTCCAAATTCATTTTCTCTTTCTCTCCTTCTGTTAACTAAAGGTGCTAAAC